TTTCGTTTTCCTTTTCGTTTAGAGACAATCGGGGCAGTATTTGACGCGCGCAGAAACTAGCGTCGCGCATCCTTTGCATTCGACGCGCGTGTTAGGACACGCGAGCTCATGCGAGGGTACACCATTGATAACGGCCGCGGCGCACTGACTGCAGCGTACCTTGAACTGCAAAGGGCGGCCACGGCCAGTGCGCTCGCTCAGATCAAAGCCTAGCGCGCGCAGCATGGTTAGGTTCATACCGGCAATCCCGCCTCTTGCGCCCGCATTTTGCAAAACGCAAGCAAGAGCTCGGCGTCCGCTAGTGCGTCGCATACGTCGCGCTGCTCGAGCGCACTGACAGCGTTTTTTAGCCAATTGGATGTGGCGAAGTGTTGACGAATGCGCGCTGCAAAAACGTTTTATGTGATTGCGTTCACTTGGCATTCTCCTATGAGTTTTTGGATGCTGCAAATTTCCTTATACGCTTGTCGGCCAGGGATTGCAAGAGGGAGAATTAAATAATTATTTGTTTACCCTGTAAACCCGGTACGCTTTTGCTTGTGGATAAGTGCACCCTGATTCGTTTATAATCAAGGGTTTAACCCCATAAAACCGGATGAATCCGGATAATCGAGTACGCTCTAACAGAATCAATGGTTTAGGTGCGAAATTATCCGGTTTTGCGTTTCGTACGGCTATCCGGTTTTTGCATGAGTATCCGGATTCATCCGGTTTTTTCGTATCTAATGCAATCAATAGGTTAAGGTATGATTTTCGTACAAACCGGACGATTTCGTATCGCAGCGTATCCGTACGAAATTCCTCTCCTCTCTATAGGAGAGGATTCGGACGCGTACAAAACCGGATAGGCTTGGCCTTGGCAGGCTAGACTATTCCCATGTCGGCGGAACGCATTGCGCCTGATACTTGGGCGCGCATTCTGGCGGCCTTGGCGGACGGTGATCTAGTCAAGGATACGCTTGCGGCGGCCGGCATAGATCGGCACGTATTGCGCGCCTATCTGTCAGAGAGTGCTCGAGCTCGCACAGAATGGGAACAAGCGCGCGAGCGATCGGCGGACGCATTCATGGATATGGCGCTAGACTGCGCTATGGCGGAAACTGATAAGGATCACGCTGCGCACGCGCGCACGCGAATTGATACTCTCAAATGGGCCGCGCGCATCCGCAACCCTCGCCTGTACGGTGACAAGTCCACAGTCGACCTGAACGTGCGCACGGTTGATCTCACGCGTATCATAGGCGACGCCAACGCCCGACTCGCCGCGGCGCGCGAGCTCGGCGCGATAGTGCAAGGCCAGGTCATACGGCCGGCGCTTGAGGCGCCCGCACTAGAGGATTTGCTATAAGAATCAAGGGGCGGATTTTTCCTGCAGTTCCGTAATAGTTCAGCATTGCGCGCTAAGTGCATGATGCGCAACGCATCTCGAGCTCGAATGGCACGGTATGCGTATTGTGTCAAATTGCGCACGCTCGAGCTACGATCGCTGCAGGCCAGGAGCGAAAAAGGGCGGACGGGGGGTGTACGGGGGGTAGGGGGCGGAATTGCGGCCGAAAGCCCCCTGCGCGGGTAACTCGGCCCGACTCCGCATGAAAATTTGAAAAATAAATAAGCCAACAATAATTAATAATTTTGATACGAATCCGTACGAAACGGATACGAATTCATCCATACGCGTCCGCCGCTATAAGAGCGGGCGGATAGACTGGTTTCATGGCGACTGAATTCTGGTGGCTGCTCGAATTACCCGGCCCGCTATACCTGCATCCTGCACGCAGCAATGCCGGGGGCGGCTTCACGTTCAACGTATGGGACGCGCAGCGATTCGCGACACGCGCCGACGCCGAGAAGGAACGTGACGCGCTGAACGGCGCGCTCGGAGCGCAGCCGGTCGAGCACGGATTCGCCTGATGCTCGGCTCAGTAGCGCACGAATCAGAAATTCTCACACAGACCCTGGCGCTGCGCGACGACCCGCTCGGGTTCGCGCATTATCAGTACCCCTGGGGTAAGCCGAACAGCCCGTTCGAAAAGGGACTGCGCCCCTGGCAGGCGGAAGAACTTCAAAGGCTCGGCGATCATGTGCTCGAGCAGTCCTTCCGGCACGCGAACAGCCTGCCCCTCAAGGTCTACCGGCGCGCGTGGTCGAGTGGCCGCGGCCCAGGCAAGTCCGCCGTGCTCGGAATCATCAGCCATTGGCACATGAGCACGCACATCGGCGCGCCGACGATCATCTCGGCAAACACGGAAAGCCAGTTGCGAACGCGCACGTTCCCCGAATTCGCGGTCTGGTTTGGCACGGCGGTCAACTCGCACTGGTTCGTGCTCGAGACGCTGCGCGTGATCCCGGCGCCGTGGCTGCTCGACATCGTGAAGAAGCCCGAGCAGGAAGGCGGCCTTGGCATCGACCCGAAATACTGGTACGTCCAGGGCCAGATGTGGTCAGAGGACAACCCCAACTCGTTCGCCGGCGCGCACAACCCGTACGGGATGCTGCTCCTGTTCGACGAGGCCGCGGGTATTCCAAGCCCGATATGGGACGTGGCGCGCGGGTTCTTCACTGAAGTCAACCCTTACCGCTTCCACCTGGCGGCATCGCAGATGCGTTCGCGCAAGGGCCGCTTCTTCGAAATCTTCAACGACCCGCAGATCGGCGCGGACTTCACGGTTCGAACGCTCTCTACGCGCGGCATGGACGGAATCGACCAAGCCGAGCTCGAGGCTGCGATCAAGACGTACGGCGAGGACAGCGATTACGTCCGCGTCGAGATCATGGGGCTGCCGCCTCAGACGAGCGAAGATCAGTTCATCCCCTGGGATGCCGTGCGCGCGGCGCAAAGGAATGATCTCGTTCGCGACTACGGCGAACCGTTGATCCTTGGCGTCGACCCGGCGCCGCGGGGCAAGACATCCTGGCGTTTTCGCCAAGGGCGGAATGCGCGCGACTGCTGCGGCTCGATGACGCACGGATTCTGGAAGGGGCATGACAACGTTCAGCTTGCGCAGAATGTGCTCGACCTGGACGCGAAGTTCAAGCCCGACGCTATCTGCATTGACTTTGGCATGGGCACCGGCGTCATCGACATCCTGAAGCGGAAGCGCACGCACGGAAGGGTGCATGAAGTTCGCTTCGGCGACCAGGCGCACGACAAGGCATCAGACTTCGCGACGCACGCGATCGAGCTTTGGGGCAAGGTGCGCGAGTGGCTGCCAGGCGGGATGCTCGAAAAGGACGACGGCGAGAAGGGATCACTGTCGAATCAACTGACCAACCGCGGCTGGCGCTGGTCGGGGCGCGAGGAAGGAAAGAAGATCCTTGAGACGAAAGAGGATATGCGGGGGCGCGGTGTCGCATCTCCCGATGACGCGGACGCCCTGGCCTGCACGTTCGAAGTGAACCCCCCGCGCAACGACTACCGCGGGCTGCGCGGTGGGGGCGTGCGAGTTGCAGAGGGTGTGTCGGCCAGCATGACGGACGGATGATAGACTGGTAAAGACATGAGCGGACTGTTCGGAAGTTCCAAATCGCCTGCGCCGGCACCGTTGCCGCCCTCACCTTCTGACAGCGCCGAAGCTGAAGCGAAGCGCCTGGAAGCGGAGCGCGCGGCAATCGCGCAGCGAAAAGCTGCCGGACGCAGTTCCACGATCGTCGGCGGGATGGGCATCAAGGAAGAAGAGAATCCGCTGGCACCGAAGGTCGCGAAGAAGCGTGAGGCTGCGCGTGTCCTCGGGGGTTAGGTCGGAACGCATTGCGAAGCGGATCGTCGACGAGCTCGCACGGCGGCCCGCCGATCAGGACGATGACGGAGTGGTGCAACTCAACCACGGATTTTTTCTGCTCGAGCGCATGAGGACCACCAGCGTCGCGCGCAAGAAGGGCACGAAGCGTCAGAAGGTGAGGGGAAAATGAGCGGTTTCATGGGCAAGCTGGTAGATCCGGTTGGCGCCATCATCAAGGACAAACCGAAGGCGTCGGCGCCCGCTGCTCCTGCCGAAAAGGCAGCAGATCCGGCCGAGAAAGCGAAGGCCGACCAGATGGCTCTGAGAGAACAACAGAGAGGCCAGCAGTGGGCGGCCAGCGCGACCCTTGGCACCGACAACGAAGCGGATAAGCTCGGACCGTCGGGCAAGCGTCGCGCATCGAGGGCGCTGCTCGGCGGCTGACGTGTCGGAACTTACTCAGTATCACATCCAGCGGTTCGGGTCGCTCAAGAATGAGCGCACGAACTTCGACACCCAATGGGAAGAAGCGGCAGCCCGACTGATCCCGGCGCACCGCGACTCGTTCCTTGGCAAGCTGTCGGGGATGACGCAGGGCCAGAAGAAAACGGAGCAGCAGTACGACTCGACGGCAGCGTTCGCCGCACAGCGCTTCTCGAGCGTGATGGAATCCATCTCGACGCCGCAGTCGTCGATCTGGCACTTGCTGAAGCCTGTGGATTCTGTATTACGCAGAAATCGCGCGGTGCGCGTGTTCTTCGACGACCTGGCGGAACGGCTGTTCAACTACCGCTACCGGCCGATCGCGAACTTCGTCGGGAACAGCCAGCAGGTTTATCACGGCCTCGGAGTCTACGGGAACGGCGTGCTGTACGTCGATCAACCCGAAGAAGAGAAGGGACTGCGCTACCGGAACATCCACCTTGGCGAAGCGTACTTCGTCGAGAATCACGCGGGCACAGTCGATACCCTGTACCGCAGCTACTTGATGACGCCGCGGCAGATCGTGCAGCAGTCGAAGTGGAACGTGCCCGACGCGATCCGCGAGCAGGCGAAGAACCCGCAGCAGATGGACAAGAAGACGGAAGTCCTGCACTGCGTCTACCCGCGCGCGGACTACGACCCGCAGCGCGTCGATGGCCCCGGCAAGAAGTACGCGTCCGTCTACATCCACGTCGAGACGCAGCACCC